CTGCACAGCAGTTGCTTGCTACTCATGAGCAAATTGCTAATGAGCATAGAACTTATGAGCAACGTGTAAACTATTACAAAGCCAAGGTTAAGAACTTGGTCAGTGATGAGAATGCACGTATTCAGAAGGAAAATGCTGATAGAGCAAAAGCTTATGAATTAGAGGAGCAACGTATTAATGAAGAATACAGAGCTGCTATGAATACATACCGCTCTCAGTTTATAGCTGAGAATTCATCTTTTAATGCCAACCGTGAGAAGGCAATTAAAGATGCTGCTGCACTAAGAATTAGTGTTGATCCTAGATTTCAGGCTGTAATTGACATGTTCATTACTCCAGAGAACTAGGAGCTTATAGGTGAGCAAGAGATAGGCATAAGCTGATTCTCTTGCTCTTTACACCTAGTGATAAAGATTTTAAGATATAGCAAGAACGGGTTATGCGCCCTTACACTAAAGATTTATTAATCATCTTAATCTTACCGCTTCTCTTCAAACTTACTGAGATAGAACTCTCCGTCAGACAGGTTATTGCAGATACACTTGCAAATTGGCTGACACATTCTAGACTTGGATTTTGTTTTTGCCTTTGAAGAAGAGAAGGTCTTTGACTTAGATTTTGAATTTGTCTTTGGCTATATATCTTTATCACTAGGAGACTATTTTATTCAACTTAATTTATTAATTATGAACACAGAAAAAAGAAACAGTTTATTTGTAGTGTCTTACTTTGCATTAGGACTATTTGGTGGTTGGATTATTGGTTCTGTTAAACCTATTAATGGTTTAGAATCCACTCACATTAAAGCTGAATATTATATTGAATTAAAACAAGATGGTTCTGCTATAATAGAAGACTGCGGTGGTAATACCTATACTTGCCCAAGAATTGAAGACATACCAAATGTATTAATCAAAGATAATCTGTAAGCTATGAAAAAGTCAAAAAAGCAACAGATTGAAAGATTACAAAATGAATTGTATGCATTAAAATGGGAGAAAGCAGATATACATGCATCTAAAATAGACCCAGATATGAAAGCAATCTATCTTAGTGATGTTGATTACAGAGCATACCGTATTCAACAAAAAATTGAAGATATAGAACATGAAGAAGGAATGTTTCCGCTTAAGCTTATGCTAGCATGTTTTATTATCTTTGCACTTGTATTGGTCTTATATAGAATAAGTCATTGACAAGCATGGTTCCATAGCTCAACTGGATAGAGCAATACACTTCTAATGTATAGGTTACAGGTTCGACTCCTGTTGGAATCACTAAGCCTCTAGATAACTAGGGGCTTTTTTATATCTTATTTATTCACTTAAAACTCTGATTATGAATGTGTTAGGAAAACTATTTAACAAGAAGAAAACACTAAAGGCAGTACCAATTCTAAAGCTGTGCATCATTGATGATACAACAACAGACTTGTGGCTTACCTTAGGTATTACAAATGAAAGAAGAGATGAGCTCATTGACATTTGTGAGCAAGCTTATCATCAATTTGATTCAAAGTCACTATGTTATGAGTACATTGTAGATCATTGTAAACATGTCAATGAAGTGATTCCGGCCACAATTGTATTTGAAAGAATGTGTGAAGGTCCGGGCAACCAACTTGCAGGTTTAATTAAACTCTTTGGAAGATGAAAGTATTTGAATTTAACTCAGTAATAGGTTTTGATTTTAATCTACAACTAATTGACCGAGATGGTGAGTTAGTTAAAACAGGTGTTAAAACTACCCATTTATCTGAAACTGATGAGTTACCTAATATTGGTAATAAATTTGGTAATACAAGATGGTTTACCAATTTTGATGAAGCATTATTAGGTAAGATTAGAGACTATAAAAGACTAAATGCATGAATGTATCAGTAACATATGATGATTCTGATGTTGCTAAAGCATTAGAAAAGATTATTGTGGACAAGAACAGTGCTGAGTTTGTAAAACTCTTTACTCCTATGATTTGTCAAAGCTCACATGCATCTAATTGGCTTTTTAAGTTGATGCTTGGTAATGTACTACCTGAAACAATACCTACAGGCACACTTTGCAAGTTCAAAGTTGATAATTTAGGCTATGGTGCTAACAAAGATTATATTAAAGCTAAGTATGCTGATGGTGAAGAGAAAATAGTTGTGGCTATAAGGGAGTTTAGAGGCTTTCATGATTACAGTCATTATCTTGTTAACTACACCAATGTTGATGAGCATGGTCGAGATAAACAAGACTATTGCACTGCTCAAGCAAACCAGCTAGAAATAATTAAGGAAATTTAACGTAGTATATCTGTTGGTATGCTTTTCCTAACAAATAACAAGGGGCTATAATGGCCCCTTTTTATTGTCTTAGCTATATAGTGCAGTATTTTAATTCTTTAATGAATCCATGTCAGGAATAATGGCATATATTTACTAAAGTTTATGCATTCACTATGTTATATCAGTTGCCTAATGGCAAAGTTATTTATTTAACAATTGAGCAATATCTTGAGCTCACTGATGAAGATGTCCAATACCTGATGTCACTAAATGCTGGTGACTATGCATTAAATCCATTCACAGATTCTGCAGTAGTAGAAAACACCAAAGAAAAATACTATGACTTTGATTATCTAACAGATGATGAAAGTGACAACATTATTTCAGATGATGAACCATTTGATGAAATAATAGATTTATCTGATCTTACAGATATATAATAGTTCCACTTCTGATGGAACAGCACTTACTATAGCTTGAGTAACTATAGTAGAGTATTCTACTCAATCACTTATTATTTACTTATTAATTTTTATGTTATGAGCGCAAGTTCTAAAGTTGCTGTTGTATCTGATCCAACAACCGGAGCAGTTATTAACCAATCTCCTAATAATCCTGAATGGGGTTATATCAAAGTTGAGCAAGCTACAAATGTCTATGATGACAATGGCTTTCTCAATAGAAAGAAAGTATCAGCTATCATCTCTGCACCAATTGTTATTTTACAAGAGGCAGGTTATTATGCTGGTCAAATGTTAGATGGGAGAATTGTTGTACAAGAATCTATCACACCATGGAATGAGAAAAATCCAGAGCGTGACTTGAAAGTAGCAGGTGCTACTGGTATTATCTGCCGTATTGAGGGTCAACCAATTTACCGCAAAACTTTCTACACTGAGAAAGAGAATGCTAAAGATATTCTTCTTGCTCATGATAATGTAGATGAATTGAAAAGAGCTTACAATGCTGAAAGAGTATCTGCTATTACTGCAGACCAATCTTTTGATATCTAATTGAATGTTGATTGATGGAGAGGGGAGACATGTGCGTTTCCCCTTTTCTTTTTATTTATGATTAAACCTGTATACTATGGAAAAGTTAAAACAAGATGTAAGAAATTATCAGTTGAGATCACATACTGTGATGTCATATGAGCAAGATGGCTACAATAGCTATCAAAATTATCTTTACAAAAGAGCACTCTACGGTCTAGATGCTCTAACAGAAAAAGAACTTGCTACTATGTGTAGTAAGAAAAAGCAAAGAATTGTCAATGTGTATAAGCGTGCACAGGTTACACTTAACAAGTTTAAGCAACAAATTACTATTCAATATAGTAACTTTCTGTTTAGTACTTTGTTCCCTGAAAGCCCAATTACACAAGCATTACTTGCTGATACTGAGACAGATGAAAAGTTTAAGAACACTCTAACTTTTAAAGATTTAGGTATCACAAAAGAACAAATTATCAGTATCTTTATGCTTGAAGGTATCCTTCCTAAAAACTTCTTAAGTTTAGAAGGACCACAAAACCAACTACCAAGACTAAAGAATGATAAAACCAAAGCTTAAAGAATGTGATGCATGTGGTAAACAAGCAGTCATATGGAAAAACCACGAGGGATTTAGATATTGCCGTTATTGCTGGAGTTGCCAAAAAGCCATTAATAGTGACAGTTCACAGAAACCAACTGATTATAAAATCCCTCAGGTTTCTTCTAAAAAGAAAAAGAAAGATGCTGAGTATCTTAAACTAAGAGAAAGGTTTCTTACTGAAAATCCAATATGTCAGGTCTCTGTAGCCGGTTGTATGACTCACTCAAGTGATGTGCATCATACTTTTGCCGGCTCTAACAGAGATGCTTTCTATTTGGTACAGTCTACATGGTTGAGCGTATGTAGAAACTGTCATGATTGGATACACAAATTTCCTGCAGAGGCTAGAATACTGAACTATTTAAAATAATTTATTTACTGATTAAAAATTATGATTATGAAAATGATTGGAAAAGATCTTAAGATCAAACACACAACAACTTATTCAACTTTCTCTGTATTACCTATGAACAGAGGTATTGATAGCAAACATGTACAGAAGATGATTGCAAGTCTTAGACTACAAGGCTGCGTTAGAGTAGTAATATGTTGTAGGACTAACATTATTGAAGGTGAATGGAAAACCTACATTATTGATGGTCAGCATATGGCTACTGCATTAGAAAGAGAAGGGGAGCCAATTCCTTATATTGAGGTTGAGATTGCATCTGAAGAAGATCTTATTGAAAAGATGGCATATCTTAATAACTCATCTAAGTCTTGGGACATGATGAACTTTATCAATGCTTGGAAAATGATCCGCCCAGACTATATGAAGTTGTTCAAGTGGAAAAACATGTATGACATTGAGATCACCATGTTAGCAATTATTGGTGTTAACAATACTGCAATCCAAAAAAGTACTGGAGTAATTAAAACAGGAAACTTCAAAATTACTAATCCAAAAGCAGAAGAAATGTGCAAAGCATTTAATGATATCTTCTTGAAGATTGGTAAGTCTGATAGAGCTGTTAAGTTTCAGTTTTTGAATGCATTCATGCAAGCATACAATCCAAAGTATGACCATAACAAAACTATGGCTGCTATTGACAAACACCTTAAAACTGTTAAGTTGATGGCTATTGGTGATGAGACTGGTGCATTTATTAGAAAACAAATATTTAAACTTCCAAAGTAATGGATAGACAAGACATCCAATTTGAGGCACTGTCTGCAACCGATGGTAAACAGAAATGTTCTGTTGTATTAGGCACAGGGGTCGGTAAGACCCTTGTTGGCCTAAACTATATTAACAGGAATTCAACTCCGTTAATGAAGGTATTGGTTGTAGCACCAAAGAAATCAATATTCCAGTCATGGAAAGATGATGCGGTCAAGTTTGACATGCAACATCTATTAGGTAGAATTGTATTTACTACTTACCTTAGCTTGAATAAGTATAAGCCTGGTGACTTTGATATGGTCTGTTTGGATGAATGTCATTCCTTGCTAGATAGTCATAGAGGCTTTTTACAATTATATAAAGGGAAGATACTGGGTTTAACCGGTACTCCTCCCAAGTATAAAGATTCAGAAAAAGGTAAGTTAGTAAATGAATTCTGTCCTGTAGCATATACTTTCAAAGCAGATGATGCTATAGAAAATGGAATACTCAATGATTATCAGATCATTGTACATCAACTAGAGCTTGATACTAACAAAACTTACCCTGTAGCAATGAAAACTAAAACTTTCAAAACTTCAGAGTATGATAATTACAAGTACTGGTCTAATAGATTAGAAACAAGTTCTGGACCTGTGCATATACTTAGAGTTATGCGCATGAAGGCTATGATGGAGTATCCAACTAAAGAAAGATATGCTAAGAAACTAATGGAGTTTATTACAACCAAGTGTATCCTTTTTGCTAATACTCAAGAACAAGCTGATAGGCTGTGTCAACATAGTTACCATAGTAACAATTCTGAATCTGAGATTAACTTAGAAATGTTTAAGAAAGGTGATATAACTAAACTATCTACGGTACTACAGCTTAATGAGGGTGTTAACATACCCAATCTTAGACAAGGTATCATTATGCATGCATATGGTAATGAAAGAAAAGCTTCTCAGAGAATAGGTAGGTTACTCCGTCTTAATCCTGATGAGAAAGCTATTGTACATATACTATGTTACATGGGTACTGTAGATGAGAGATGGGTTAAGGAAGCTCTTGAGACATTTGATCAGAGTAAAATACTCTGGAAAGATTACGGAATAAAACTATAATTATGGAACTACCTGAAGATCACAGACTCATTTTATATAATGATGATGAACATAGTTTTGCTTATGTTGTGGCATGTCTTATTAAATTTTGTGGACATGATCCACAGCAAGCAGAACAGTGTGCTTTAGTTGCTGATCTTGCTGGTCAGTGTACTGTTAAGCATGGATGTTGGGCACAGATATCAACTATAGTAGAATTTCTTGAAGGTGTTGGCTTAAAAGTAAAAATGGAACCTTATGAAGGTGATATGCATTGATAGCAGTAATAAACCTGCAAAGATTCCTGTTGAACAGTGGATTAAAGAAGGGGAAACTTACACTATTATCAAAATAGTAAAGATGGGGTTACAGGACGGCAGGTATGGTGTACTTCTTAAAGAGGTGCAAATATCTGCTGACTGTTTTCCATATGAGTACTATGATGCTAGTAGGTTTGTTCCTTTAGATGAAAGAGTTGCTAACATGGAGGAAGAAGCTATTAAAGAAGCTGACCTAGAATTAATTTAAATTTTATGGCAAATTACACAAAGATGGACCTAATTAATGAGCTCAGAACTCTTTATATGGGTCCTAAAAAGCGTGACAGAGAGTTAACTGATAAAAGATACTATGTTATAGGTGTTTTATCTTTTGAATTTAAAATGCTTGAGAAAGATATATTAGCCTATACTAATCTTAATAGTCTTTCTAGTATTAATCATGCCAAGAAAAACTGTTACCTGTTGTACCATGGAAAAGATCCTTTTTTCTTGGCTAATGTAGAAGATCTTTTAAAGAAATATCCATATGATTTTGTAAAGAATCCTCTTTTAATTAAACCTAAGAACAGGCTAGAAATAGTAAGATTTGCACTTACACCTACAGTAATGTTACAGCTTAAAAAGTTTACTGATAAGAAAGGATTTAAGTCAGCAAACATTGGTGCACAATATATTGTAAAAAACCTTTTAAAGATATGGGAAGAATGAAAGAAATATACATGCGTGTCATGCATGAGAATGATGGTCAGGTTCCAGAAGAAATGACTATTGCAGATATGGCTCGCATGAAAGAATTAGAAATCTACAATTGGGAAGAGTATGAAAGAGAACAAGAGAAAATTAGACTATTCAGAGTTAAACAAGAGAATCCAAGAGAGATTACAAAGGCAGCTCAAGTTAGAGAATTCTGGGAAGAAGAGCTTAGACAAGGGAAAAACAGGAGACTTAAAGAGAATCAACAATGAAGAAGGAGACTAAAATTATAATGGTGCTTTGTTCTCTTGTATGGATCCCAATTATTTCATATCTTGCTCAAGCTAAACCAGTTGCAAAGAAAAAGGAAACTTATAAATTTGTAAAGGTTCAAGATTGGTCTAAGACCGCAAAAGGATATGAATTAGGTTATCTAAACCATTTGTATAATAGCAAATGAAACACTTTATTAAATATACATTGGTATGGATAAGCCAAAACTTGTCCATACCTTTTTGGATGGTAGGTCATGTACATCTTAGTGTGAATGTATACAAAGACATACATGAAATACTTATGTCCCTGGGTATGAATATAATTGTGGCAGTAGGATTTATTATTGATTATAAAGAAACAAGAAATGAAAAATAAAGCAGGGGTAGTTATACTAACATTTTTACCAATTTTATTTGCTGTAGTAGCAATTTTTGGAGAAATTAGATGTATTTACAAGATGTGTACATGTAATTGGGAACCTGTTGGTAAAGCTGAGATAGTTTATACTATAGGTACATTTACTGGTTTAGGTGCTATAATTGGATATATTCCTATTGAAGATAAGTAAAAACCTTTAAACAACAAGAACAATGAAAGAAGAACAAGAAATAGGATGGGTATCTGCTTTAATTAAGTGTGACTTATGTGCTCATGAATCATTGTCAGTACATCATGTTTCTTGTGATAGGCTTGAGTGTGTTAATTGTGGGAATATGTCTCACTTTGAAGTTTTAGAATATTACGCAGATGAAGAACTATGAAACTAAACAGAGAAGACCGTAAAGAAGAAGTAGGTGGTATTACAACTGCTCTATTGCTTATAGCTGTTGCTATGTGTGGTATTGGTGCTATTTTACAAGTAATTTTTAATTTATTTTAAGATGGAAAATTATCCAAAATGGGTAAACAATCTTGTTTACTTTTTAGCCGGAATTGGCTTTGGTCATATTTTACTTAATTTTATACTCTGAGTTATGCCAGATATGTCAATCTGTACTGGTAATGATTGTCCTTTAAAAGACAGTTGTTATAGGTATAAAGCTAAAACAGGAGAGTATATGCAGTCATATATTGAAGCACCTTACAATGTAGAGGAGGCTAAGTGTGATTTTTACTGGCCAACCAAACAGTTGAAAAATGGAAAAGATAAAAGTATAATTTAAACCTAAAATGATGAGTGTAAACAAAAAAGACTACAAAGTAGTAGAAGAAAAAGATGGTTATATGACTTGGTATTTAGTAAAGAAAAAGTTCTTATGGTTCTTTTGGAAGACTGTTAAGAACAATTCTGGCTCACCAATGCGTTATACTTCCAGAAAAGCTGCACAAGCTTATATTAATTTTCTAAAGTAATTAATGGGTATTAAGAGAAGTTATGCTCAGATAAGACATGATACTCTAGAAGCTTTTTTACCAACACTTTTTGGAATTAAAAGAGTAAGTCACGGCATCAAAAAACATATGATATATGTTTTTAAGGATTTTGGTAGTCCTATGTTAAGTTTAGCCACACACTATGCCTACAAAGAAATGGATAAAGATATTAGAACAGCAATGGAAGCTTTGACAGCAGAAATTGCAGCAGAGCATTATGAAATTACACAAAATGTAGATAGCAATTTAAACTACCTGTGGTATATGTATCACAAGGGTAGTAAAGCAGGTACATTCAGACCATTTGTTTATATGGCTGAGTTACAGTTGCTAAAGAAAATGGGTTATACTAATGACCTTGAAGCAAAGAACATGATCAAGATGCTTGAGTCTTCAGATGAGGATAACATACATATGGTTACTCTTGCAATCAAGAATTACAGAGACCTGAGAATTCAAGAACATGGTTTATACAGTAAAGTAAACAAAGACTACTGGAATGTTGCCAAAAATTATGCCTTTGAGATTTTAAATCATGAGGTATTCACTACAACAATGGCAGTTAAGTAATGGCAAATGCAGTAGTAGAACACATAGTAAAGGAAATAAAGTTAGATAATAAGGACATAGAAATAATGAGTCCAAAAATTATAGCTGGCTATGTGATGTATAAATACAAATGCAGTCCTTATTTAGCCAAACAAATTGCTAAAAAATTAACAAATGTTCACAGTAAAACTAATTAAACAAGATGGTAAGTTAGTTTACCCTGATGACAAGTCAAAACTGAGTTATCAAATATTTCTGGATAAGCTTTCTGAAGGTCAGAAAGTTGAAATGTATATTGGTCTAGCAGATACAGACCACAGTGTAGCACAATTGGCTAAAGTGCATGCATGTATTAGAGAATTAGCCAAAGAATCTGGCTATACTTTTGATGAGATGAAAATGATTATCAAAAGACAATCCGGCCTATGTTATGATGGCGGAGATGCTGAATATTGCAAGTCATTTGCTGACTGTAGTAAAGATGAATTAGCTTTGGCTATTGAAGCTTGTATTCAATTAGGCAGAGAAAATTGGAATCTTAATCTGGCTTAGGAGCCACGTAGCCTTCATCTGTAGGCTCTAATATTTCCTTTTCTAAATACAAGTTTGCATCTTTTGCTTGTTTTTCAATTTCTGCAAGTAAAATTGTAAGTGTGTGAAAAGATCTTTGAAGATCATCTAAGTCTTGATACTGTTTAGTTATACAAGCTTTAATGTATTCTTCTGTACCTTCTTTTGGCATTTGATTGTACAAGTAAAAAGCAACAGCTTTTGTCATCAAGTAAAAGTTTTTATTAACTTGAATTGATACAATTGCATCATCTTTCAGCTCTTTGGTTTTAATTGCCATAACAGATTATTTTAAACAAATTTACTATAAATATGAAACAAACCTTAGATATTGAAGAGATTAAGTCTAAATTATCACAGAAACTAGAGCCATCTGGTTGGAGTGTTAAACTTAGAGGGTTTATTTACAGCAATGATTTTGATCAGTGTATCAAAGACTTAGCAAAATTATCTCAAGAAGGCTACAGATTTACTCCTACATTAGCTCAAATGTTTAGAGCTTTTGAGGAGTGTCCTGTAGATAAACTTAAAATAGTTATGGTAGGGCAAGATCCCTATCCAACTATTGGAGTAGCTGATGGTATTGCATTTAGTTGTAGTAATACAGGAAAATTGCAACCAAGCTTAAAGTTTATTCTTAATGAGGTAAACAAGACTGTCTATAATGGGCATCCGGAATCTTTGGATCCTGACTTAACAAGATGGGCTAACCAAGGAATATTATTGCTTAATACAGCTCTTACAACTGAAGTTGGTAAGATTGGTAAGCATTATGAGATTTGGAGAACTTTTGCTAACTACTTATTTGACTATTTGAATACATCTCACACAGGATTAGTATACATATACATGGGTAAACAGGCTCATATTTGGGCAGAAGATGTAAGTGATAATAATTACAAGTTCTTTTTGTCCCATCCTGCAAGTGCTGTATACCAAAAGTTTCAATCTTGGGACAGTAAAGATGTATTTAATGAGACTAATAAAATAATGCAAACTTTGTATAACACTAAAATTATCTGGTAATGGAAGAAGTATATGTAAGATTGTTAAAGGTTGAGTTATCTCCTAATGCATTTTATGTTTTGCACTGCATTAGTAAATCTCTTATTCCTGCTGATTTTGTTAATGCAAGAATAGAAACCAAGAGATTGGTTGCTGATAATTGGTTAACTGAAAGCTTGAAATTAACTGAAAAAAGTATTATCTTTATAGAAGAAATTGAGAGTTTCTTTAAAAAAACCAAGAAGAAAACTTCCACAGACTTAATGGGAAAAGACTTTGTAGACAACATCAAGTTGTTTGTTGAACTCTTTCCTAATAGAAAGTTACCCTCTGGCAAGTATGCAAGAACAACAGTAAAGAATCTTGAAAGTTCTTTTAAGTGGTTCTTTGAAAATTACAGCTATTCTTGGGATACAATTCTCAAGGCTACAGATAAATATGTTGATGAGTTTAGTGTAAGAAGTTACAACTACATGAGAACCTCACAATACTTTATCAGAAAACAAAACATAGATAAGTCATTTGAGTCTGAACTTGCTAACTACTGTGAAATAGTAGAGAACCAAGAAGATGATGCAAATGATTCTTATTTCAAAGAAAGAGTAGTATGAGAATGTTGAAACTATTTATAATTGCAGCAGCGGCTTTTATGGTATCATACACTGTGGTCAACACACTGATAATACCTATAGCAATTGGGCAATTTTTATTAATTGAGATACTGATTTCTCTTTCTCATGCATATTACAACTATGCAAAAAAGAAGTTAAATTTAGTAAATCCAGTATAGATGTCAGAGTTATTCAATGGTGCCAGGCCTTTACTGCCTGTAAGTGAAAGAGATGCTTTAAGAAAAGCTATCATGAAGATTAAAGCAAGAAGACAAGGTGATCTAAAGTCACTGATTAGTGCTTGGCCCAAGTTTAATGATGCTTTTTGTGATGGATTAGAATGGAGAACTATCACCATAGTAGGTGCTAGACCCGGTACAGGTAAGACTTTATTCATGGAACAGTTAATCAGTGATATCATTGAGAATAACCAAGACCAAGAATTTAGAATCCTGAAGTTCCAGATGGAAATGGTTGATGAAACCAATGGGGTAAGAAAACTAAGTCTGAATACAGGTGCTGATTACAATACATTAATGAGTAAGGGTGGCAACCCTGTAGATAAAGCAATTTTCTATAAATGCGTGGACTACTATGAAAAATCTGTTGAAAGAGATTTTATTAATGTAGTATATGATGCATGTACCACTGATGAAATGTGTGCTACCATCCATTATGAGATGGAAAAACACAAGAAACAAGATGGTACATATACTAATATGCTAGTAACAATAGATCACTCAGCTCTATTTAGAGTAGGTAAAGGACAAAAGGACAAGTTTGAGATGTTGAATGCTTTAGGTGAAGCTCTCACTATGATGAAAAAGAAATATCCAGTTGCTTTTTTAGTTCTTAGTCAGCTTAATAGAAATATTGATAACCCTGATAGATCAAGAGATGGAGAATATGGTAATTATATTCTTGACTCTGACATCTATGGTTCAGATGCTTTATTGCAACATGCAGATGTTGTAATGGGTATCAACAAACCATCTATTAGAAAGATAAGACAGTATGGACCAGAGAGATATATAATCAATGATGAGGATCTCTTGGTATTTCACTTTTTGAAATCTAGAAATGGTACCACCAGGATGAGCTTCTTTAAATTGGATAGGGATACTATGCGGATTATAGAAGTTGACACACCTGCTCAAGCAACAAAAAAAGTTACAATTTAAAACCCAAGTATGAGTACAAGAAAAGAAAGAGAAAAAGAATTTTTTGTCCAGCACATGGACACATTCAGAGCTCTTAAATTAACTGACCCATTCTTTATTATCAAGACTGCTTTTTTTCAGAAAGGTAAGTATGGTAGACAAGTTCAGTTCTTTGAATCTGAAATTGGTAGAGGAGAGGACATTTATATTGAGTTCTATGACAATGTTACTGATGATAAAGGAACTGTTACAGATGTAACACCTTTCTCAAGTGACAGACAGTTGTTTAAATACAAGTATAATCCTTTTTATGATGAGGAGTATGAAACTAAGTCTGGTACAAGCTTTAAGGGTGAACCTTATATTTTGTATACAGTACCTGTTTCTGAAATGATTGCTGTTCTCAAAGATGGTACTGAGATTACTTATGCTCTTTATGAGAAAAGAAAAGCTGAAGCTGAAGCAAAAGCAAAAGAAGATGAACTAGAACTTCCTAGATTACAGAAAAGTTTATTCCCAGACTTTGAAAGTGAATTTCCTCCTAAACAAGAAGAAGATGTTTTTTATTCTGATGAGGAATCAGCTTCTGATATTCTTTTAAGAATTGCTGTGGAGTTTCAAAAACTAGCACAAAAACTAAAGTAAGATGAGTATTGTACTTCCAACTAAAAAGGTGGGTCCTCAAAGAGTTAACCCTAAGAGATTAATCATCTATTCTAAACCAAAGACTGGTAAAACAAGTGCCTTTGCAGGTCTTGACGAGAATCTAATCATTGATTTGGAAAATGGTTCTGATTATGTTGAAGCTCTTAAGATTCAAGTAAACTCTTTACAAGAGCTGCTTGATGCTGGTAAAGCAATTAAAGCTGCAGGTAATCCATATAAGTATGTTACAATAGATACTGTAACTGCATTAGAAGATATGGTAGGTCCTTTAGCTATCAAGCTTTACCGCCAAACCAGTATGGGTAAGAACTATGACGGTGATAATATATTGTCCTTACCAAATGGTGCTGGATATTTATATTTAAGACAAGCTTTCTTTCAAGTTTTAGATTTTATTGATACTTTAGCTCCCCACATTATTTTGGCAGGTCACATCAAGGACAAGCAAGTAGATGATAAGGGTGAGATGGTATTGGCTGCAAACATTGATTTGACAGGTAAAATTAAATCTCTTATTTGTGCTAATGCAGATGCAATTGGCTATATGTATAGAAAAGGTAATAAGACCATATTATCTTTTAAAACAAGTGAAGAAGTAACTTGTGGTGCTCGTCCAGAGCATTTAAGAAATGAAGAAATAGTAGTTTCTGAGATGAATGAAAAAGGTGAACTTGAGTTTCACTGGGATAAAATTTATGTATAATAATTAAAAAACAAATAAAATGGCATTAAGCACAACAGACTTAGGAACCGGTGGTTCAGGAGTACCAAAAACAATCACTCCAGGTAACCATGTATTGAAAATTAACAGCATTGAACTTGAGGAATTTAAGTTTATCCCTGGTGCATATCACCTTATGTTGCATGTAGAAACAGAACCTATTGAAGGCTTTGAAGGTTTTTTGATTGACAAAGATGATGAAAGCAAAGGAAGATATGAAGGTCAAATTGGTAAAGTAAAAGCAAGCCAATATGCATTTGCAGATGGTGAAACTAAGACAGGTATCAAGATTCAGAGAGACAGATCCATCTTGATCTTCTTAAGAACTCTTGCTCATACCTTAGAACTTGACTCTTGGTTTGTTGAACAAAATGACAAACATGATACCATTGAAGACTTTGTTCATGCATTTAATAAGTCAGCAGCTTTTAGAAATACTTATCTTGAGTTCTGTATTGCCGGTAAAGAATATGAAAGCAAATCTGGCTATACAAACTATGACATGTGGTTGCCAAAAGCAGAAGGTAAAAAGTATGCATTTGGTGCTATAGAAGATGGTGCTGTAATTACTTTTGATGAAACTAAGCATGTGAAAAAGATGGAAGTCAAAGATGTAAAATCATTTGGTGATGAAAATGACTTTGATGTTTCATCTAAGACATCTTCTGATTTTAGCTTAGACTAATACTCACTCTTTTAAAGGGGGAGTTTAGTTTATTATTAACTCTAAAAACAGAGTAGATTTTAAAGTAAGTCAGGAGCCTCCCCCTTTATATCTTATTGGTTATGATTTCAACAAAGAATTTAGTATCTGATTTACAGGATGTACCCAAAGAATGGGTGTTTGAATATTATCTGAACTTAAAAGAAAA